GAAGACACACATGCGCAAGGGTAACTATAGCCATGAAAAGGGTAAGAAGCTTTGGGGCTACTACGCTGATCATGCAGCCAAGGATTACCACAAGACTTACGGTGACAAGCACACACCATGGCACAAGGCTTTCACAAAGAAGGATCGTGAACAGGTTGCGCACCACTTTGAGTCGCACCACCGTGACGAGCTAAAGCACTCTGGTGAGGTACACTAATGTCTGTACTTTCAAAGATCAAGAGCATAGCCAAGACCATCAATGAAGAAGAGATGACAGGCTATGTTCCACGCTCACAAGCAGAGATGTATTGGTGGAACCAGCATAAGATCGTGAAGTACACAGATCTAGTGCCGGGTGTTACTGATAACAACAACGTCTTCAATGCAGCCAACATCGAAAAGGGTGTTGGCCACCGCGACAAGGATAACAAAGAGCCAACAAACGACAAGCCTGTCACTAACGACAAGTCTTCAAAGTCTAAGGCTCTAAAGGCTGATCCTGTCCAGAAGAACACATACGAAATTGACTAAGGATAACAGAGCATGGCAGTAACAGACGTATACGAAAACAGAGCTTCACGTGCTTACATCCGCACGTCTGCTAACACATCTATTGCAGTATCAGATTTGGCTTTGCCGGGTGAAACACTGCTTGGGTTTACTATCGCCAAGGTGTTTTGGTCAACATCGGGGGTTATCACGTTGGCAAGAAACAGTGTAGTCGTTGCTAATCTACTCTTCTCTAGTCAGTGGATTCTAGACGAATATGGTATTGTGTTTGCGGACAACTTTGATAAGCCTCTGGATATCACTGTTCCTGCAAACTCTACTGTTATACTAGAAGTCAACAAAATTAAGTCATAAGGACATCCCACTACTGTATGAAGCTAATCACAGAAGTAAACGAACACATCGAAACACTAGTCGAAGAGAAGAACGGTAAGAAGCACCTTTACATCGAAGGTATTTACATGCAGACGGAAGTAAAGAACCGTAACGGGCGTGTATATCCAAAGGGTGTTATGGAATCTGCTTTGAATCGTTACCTTACAGAACGTGTTGCCAGAGGTACAGCTTACGGCGAGTTCGGACACCCTAACGGTCCCAAGATCAACGAAGAACGCATCTCACACCTAATCGAAAGCCTTGATTGGCAAGGTAACAATGTTATCGGTCGTGCCAAGGTCTTCAATCGTGGTCTAGGTGCTCTAGTACATGGTATCATTGAAGATGGTGGTAAGCTTGGTGTGTCGTCACGCGGTCTTGGATCGCTAAAGTCCAAGCAAGGCATCATGGAAATTCAGAACGATTTCTTTATTGCCACAGCGGCCGACGTTGTTACAGATCCATCCGCACCTGATGCTTTCGTTAACGGTGTCATGGAAGGACGTGAATGGGTACANNGAATGCCGGTGGTAACTGGGTATCTGAATATGTAGAAGATACCCAGAATACAATTCATCGTACACCTAAGTCAAGACTTGATGAAGCTGCCAAGCTAAAACTATTCGAAGACTTTGTTGCTAGAATCAAAGCTGGTTAATCGTCTAAACGCATCATTTCCTAAATAAATGTAAACACACAAGAATTCACGTTAGGAGTTAACTACCATGACAACAGAGAACACAAAGATCGAAGAAGGCACTGTACCTACCGATTCAGCGGGCAACAACAAGTCGGCTTCACCAGTAGAGACAGGTAATCCACACGCCAACCGTTCGGCTGATAAGGGTGACAACAAGGACGCTATGCAGCACCTAGACACAACCAACACACCATCAGGTAAGGTTGAAATCATCAACTATGTTACTGACTATGTGGCTGGTATGACTAACGACAACGCACAAGCATTCTATGATCGTATCAAAGACGAATGGAATTCCAAGCGTTTCGGTAACGGTGCAGCCATCAACACAACAGCCGGTGCATCGATCCGTGCTAAGGGTGTTGCCAAGGAAGAGCTAGAGGCAGTGTTTGCTTCTGACGACACACTATCGGAAGAGTTCAAGACAAAGGCCGCAACTCTATTCGAGGCTGCACTAGGCATCGCTATCACTTCGGCAACTGCAAAGCTTGAAGAAGAGAACGACAACAAGCTAGAAGGCATTGCGGAAGCAACCAAGACAGAGCTAACAGACCGTGTTGGTAACTTCATCGAATACGTTGCTGATTCATGGCTAGAGAAGAACCAGAAGGCAGTAGAGACAGGTATCCGTGTAGAAGCTGTTGATTCATTCCTAGAGGGTATGAAGACACTGTTTGCTGAACACTATGTTTCTGTTCCAGAGGATAAGGTTGACGTAGTAGAAAACCTAACCAAGGAAGTAGAAGATCTTGACGCCAAGCTAAACGAAGAGACAGCTAAGAACATCGAACTAGCCAAGGAAGTTACAAAGCTTCGTGCTGCCGCTGTACTTGAAGCTACTCTAGTTGGTCTATCAGATACACAGAAGGATCGCGTTCGTTCTATGGCAGAGTCCGTAGACTACAGCACACCAGAAGAGTATCAGACAAAGCTAACAACAATCAAGGAAGCTGTTGCAGTAACAAACGGCAAGCCTGTCAAGAACGATGCTACACAGGACATCGTAGAAGACGTTGAACAGAAGACTTCGAAGGGTGACCCTGATATGGCCGCTGCTGTAGCTGCTCTATCAAGACTTCGTGCTCGATAAGTCGATAGTAAAAGAATAGGGTTTTCAGTACCTTACAGTGCTGAAAATACCAGAATCCTAAATAGTTGCAAGAAACAAAACAAACAAGAAAAGTATAAGGGAGTTACCATCATGAAGTCGCTAAACGAAGAACTAGTCACTAAGTGGAAGGATATCCTAGAGCATGAAGACGTAGCGCCTATTGCAGACCTAAACCGTCGCAACGTTACTGCTACTGTTCTAGAGAACACAGCCAAGGAAATGCAGAACAGCCCGCAAGAGTGGGCACAGCGTGGACTAGTGTCTGAGTCTATTCCTACAAACAACATCTCAACAGGTAACATCGCAACATACGATCCTGTTCTGATTTCTCTACTACGTCGTGCAATGCCTAACCTAATGGCATACGATCTAGCTGGCGTGCAGCCAATGACTGGTCCAACAGGACTAATCTTTGCGATGCGTTCTCGCTACACAAACCAAGCTGGTCCAGAAGCGTTCTTCAACGAGCCTAACACAGCTTTCGCGACTATTACATCAGGTAACGCATCACTAGGACAGTCACATGTCGGTGTGTACCCAACTGGTAACTCTGCAACATACAACTTCGGTACTGCCATGTCAACAGCGACAGCGGAAGCACTAGGTTCGAATGCTGCCGTAGCCTTCCCAGAGATGTCATTCACAATCGAGAAGGTCACTGTAACTGCTAAGAGCCGTGCGCTAAAGGCAGAGTACAGCATGGAGCTTGCACAGGATCTTAAGGCTATCCACGGTCTTGATGCTGAGACAGAGCTAGCAAACATCCTGACTTCGGAAGTACTAGCCGAAATCAACCGTGAAATCGTTCGTACAATCAACCTAACAGCCGCTCCGGGTGCTCAGGATGGTGTAACATCGAACGGTATCTTCGACCTTGACACCGACTCTAACGGTCGTTGGTTCGGTGAGAAGTTCAAGGGAATGATGTTCCAGATTGAGCGCGAGTCGAACGCAATCGCCAAGGCTACACGTCGTGGTAAGGGTAACATCGTTGTTTGTTCATCTGACGTAGCTTCGGCTCTACAGATGGCAGGTGTACTAACATACACACCAGCGATTGAAGCCAACAAGAACCTATCAGTAGACGACACAGGTAACACCTACGCTGGTCTACTAAACGGACGTATCAAGGTTTACATCGATCCATACGCTGCTGGCCAGTATATGACAATCGGTTATAAAGGAACAAATACCTACGACGCAGGATTGTTCTACTGCCCTTACGTACCGCTACAGATGGTGCGTGCTGTTGGACAGGACACATTCCAGCCTAAGATCGGATTCAAAACCCGATATGGTATCGTTGCCAACCCATTCTCGAATGGTTACGCAGCATCAGACGGTTCTCTAGTACAGAACAGCAATGTGTACTACCGCAGAATTTTGATAAATAATCTTTTTTAAGATTATCATAAAAAACTTAGAAGGGGCCTTTACGGGCCTCTTTTTTTATACTACATAATAGAAAAGGATGTTATGTATGCATACGATCTACCGTCTCACATCGCCTTCGGGCAAAGTCTATATCGGCTATACCTCACGTTCGATGCGACAGCGTTTGAACGATCACCGTGCAGCCGCCAAGAGAAAAATATCTATCATACACAAGGCTATCACTAAGTATCCCCTTGATTCATGGAAAGTAGAAGTCTTACTTGAAACCAATGATAGAGACTTGGCATTCGTTACGGAAATCCGTATGATAGAGCAACACGACTCTACTAACCCGGATCATGGTTATAATCATTCTACAGGTGGTGAACTTGGACCTACAGGATGTGTTAGGTCGCCCGAAACAAGAGCTTTGATCGGCGCGGCCAACAAAGGTAGAGCTAAACCTGTAGGTTGGGGAGCAAACCATAGTGAAATGCTTAAAGGTAGACCAAGACCGCAATCTCAGAAAGATGCAGTAAGTAAAGCTCTTGCCAAAACGTACACAGTAACATATCCATGCGGTAAAATAGAAACTGTAACTAATCTACGCGCGTTTTGTAAGTTGCATAGGTTGTCACAGGGGAGCATCACAACAACAGGCAAAACTAAAGGCTACACCGCCACCCTATCATAAGTTCACAAACAGCGAAGTTAATCCAAGAAACGCCAAGCATACACTGACTAGCGTTAGTCCCATACTACAGGTAAAAGCAGCAACAGCCAACAAACAGACACACACTGCTAGTGGCATGAATTCGTTATCAGGGCTTAACATTACTACCACTCTGTAAACAAGGCAACAAAGGCCATGAACAAGCAGAACCCGGCTGCATCTGTATGATCACTACCAATGTACAGTAGACATGCTGCACCAAGCAACGATCCAAAGACAACAACCGGTGTCCACTCACTATTACCGTTCATTACTCAAGTCCTAGAACAAAAAACAAAAATCCCAATGGAAGTGCCATGAAAACTGCTGTATCGTAGTATCCCGGCAGATAGAAAGAAGAGATTAACCATGCCACCATAGCAAGGAAACATGCCATTACTATACTAAACCGACGTACTGCACCCCAAAAATTAAAGTTTATCATGCTTTACTCCCACTCGATTTTCATAGCATTTTTAACAGCTTGTTTGACATACTCCCGATTTTTCCTAGCACGATCACCCCATGGCCTTTCATCCCACCAATGCACGATGGCAGATGGGATTTCATTTACAACGATGTTCCACAGTGCTTCACCGATTCCCCAAAGAATAGCAAAAGGCATAGTTGCGCCCTGAAACCACCATAGGAAAGTAGGGTGTGACCGCATGAACTGGTGTATGCATGTTGATGTCTTTACTTTCACTTACCCTATCCCTAATACTTTTTTTTCTTGCTCTGTTAACTTAGCTAAAGCCGCAGTTCTAATGGCTTGTCTAGATTCTTGTTCGTATACATCAACCGAAGTTTCTACTTCATATCGTTCTACTGACAACCAGCCATTATTTTGTGACACTACATACCTACTCGCTAGTTCATCACTAGAGAAAATTTTATGTAAGATCACACCACTTGCTTCCGCGTCCTCAACAACAGCGTAAGCATAAAATTTAGCATCAGATACTTTCATAGACTATCCTTGTGGGATACCGTAAAGAACAGAGCAACCAGCATCACCATTGTTAGTAGAGCCGCACCCCAAGCACCACCAAAGTAGATGAAGATTTGCAGGATAGAAGAAAACAGGATGCTCATGACGAGGAAAGCGGTCATGATGACGGCACCCTGGTAGAAGTTAAAGTTACGCCACATCGGTGTTTCCTATAATCTTAGCATGTTTCACACGAAGAACACAGCGACCCATGATGTTAATCCACAGGCGACCGTCTTCGTTTAGGGTAATCTCTACTTCATGCGATCCAAGTAGATCAAGCATCTTAACCTGATCTAGAGTGCCTTCATCGATCATTTTAGCCACATGGGCCGTATCATACTTCTTACCATTCATCGATGGTGTCTCCATTTACAAGCGTATCGTACTCTTCTATAGTAAGCCACCATGTATCAGGTGAACTACATTCGGGACATAGCTCTTCGGTTGAGCTTCCCATCTCTTCACACTGTAGATCCATGGCATTACCAATCCAACCACAGTGCTCGCACGTAGCCTTCGGGTAAAGTTCAGAAATCTTAGGCATAACCCATTCTTTCCATCAAACGTTGTGACTTGGGTTCGTAGCGTGGTTGGTTAACTGTCGCATCGGTGAAGTCGGATGCCACCAGTGACCGTCCTAGGCGATCCTCTAGGCATCCTACACAGAGCATCCCGACCTTCGATCCGACAGCCGATAGCCATAGGTCCGTGTTAACGAAATAGTGTTCATGAATCTTGCCCGTATCGACAGGACAATCTAAGCAGATGAACTTTCGTCTGGACTTGGCCATTGTTGCACCTTAAAGCTTTTCCTCGATATAGTCGGCAATCTCGGAAAACGTCTTCTTCTGGTGATCGTTCATGTTGATCAGCCGAAGCTTCTCCACCATGCCAAGATTATGAAAACTGGCTGGCACTGCCACTGCACACTTACAGTCATCGAAATCATAAACGTAAGTGTCGTTCACACGAGTGCGGGGAACACCTTCGATTTCTGCCAGCACACCAAGGCAACACATCGCCCCGGTTGCATCCCGAAGCGTGCCACGTGCCTGCTTATACTTACCTGAACGAAGGGCCTCTACCCACCGTGTTTTGGCTGCTTTGTCCACGACTTAGTTCTTTCTTACCAGATGTATAGATCGGCGTTGGGATCTGCCTCTACTAGGTCAAACTCAACCAGTTCAAGGCCGTGATCACCATCGGCAAACTTTACTTTAGGCTTGCCATACGCCCGGTGACTGTCTTCCCAAGAACGACGCGCGAAAGCTGGTCGGGTAAAGATAGTCTGCCCGCGTCCACGTTCAAAATACTCGCGCGTTGTCTTGTTGCGTAAGCGCCAGACCTTCATAGATTGGCTTCGATGTAATCGGCGATTTCGGAGAACGGCTTACCACTATCGTTCATACCACCTAGTTGCCGCATAGCATCAGTTGAAACTCCGGCATAGCCATCAGGAATAAGATAGTTTGATGCGAAAACAGGCTTATCATCACACCAATCCCGTGTATAA